ATATTGTATCTTCCGTCAAGAAATTTCTTAATATATGTTACTAATAGAATTACATAATCCTAATGTACAGTCACTGATATATAAGGATATTCCACCAGAATTATACCATCTTTCTAAGGATGCTAATCTTAAAAAATTATCACCTAGAATACCTAAAGATGTTACAAATACTGAAAATCCATTTGAAGAAAATACCATTCCTAGAATATCATTTTCAGAATCTATCAATGGTTGCATTCTTGGCTTACAATTAAAAGAATCACAATTTGAAAAAGGTATTTGTCGATTCTATGTATATCAACCTATAATAATGGAACATACTCATTTAGTATCTAATGATAACATAAACAATAATAGATTAGTATTTGATTCTATGATAACCAAAGAATGGTGGGGATTGAATACAGTACATGTTAAAAAAATAGGAATTATTGAAGTACAAGAAAAACCTTTTAAAACAATAGAATTTACACCATTAAGAATTGGTGATAAGAAATTTTTAAAACCTAATGGTAAATTAGATACCTTTCAATATGATTTCAAGTGGGTTAAACAATGAAATTAGTAGAATTATTTGAAGCTAGAAAAAATCCAGAATTGAACCTAAGATTGTCAGCATATGAACAATTATCCGATTATAAAAGTGACCCGCATGCCTATATTCATTTTTCAAATCAAAATAAATTGGGTATCAATCCTAATGAAAAAGTATATAATAGTGAAAAGGTATCAGAAACACCATTAGGGATATATGCATACCCATTGAAAGAATCTTGGAAACATTATAAAGTAGACCATTCCCAATCCTTTATGGAATTTCCACATTCTAAAAAGAAACCATTCATATTATTGTTTAAATATGATAAACCATTAGTAGATGTATCAAAATATAAAAATTTAGAAGAAGATACTGCAAATTTACATGCAAAATATTCTCATCTTATTGATGTTGATGCAGCCTTAGAAAAAGCTAAACATGAAGTGTATAATCCAACACAATTTCAAATTTTCTGGAGATTAACACATAATGTTGCTCAACAATTACATCCAGAACATGTTTCACATCAATGGAATACCGTTCTAAGAGCATTAGGGTATGATGGTTTCCATGATAAGTACGGTAAAGGATGGTTGCACCATAGTGAACCAATACAATCAGTATTATTAAAATACCAAAATATTGAAGTATTAGATATGGTTCTTAATAAAGATTATAGAAATCTAAAAACAGAATTGATGGATATTGATTCTCCTACAGAATTGGTAGAAGTTATTAAAGATAAAACAGTAAAAATTAGAAATGTATTAATATCTATAGACCATACATTAGTAACATACCTTCATAAATATCTACAACAAGTTAGTGATAGTGGTAGATTGATGCAATTTATTAATAATAGACCACCTACTGATATGAAATTATTATTATTAATATGGTTAAATGGTCATGCCAATATTAGCCATCAAGACCATCATATGATTGAACATATTAAAAAAACCTTCGATGCATCATCTGATAAAATTTTAGCCTATGCTAAACATATTGCCAAAATTAAATGGAATGAAGATATCCTTATCCATAATTTAGATTTATTAAAAACATTATAAGAAAAATCCCCGCCTATGCGGGGATTTTTTATACCCTTTCAAATATTTTTACAAAGTATAAGGTATAAGGTAATTTTAAAAAGTATCCAATATTGAAATTATCATAATCATAGAATCGTTCAACCACTTGTGTTATTAATGTATCCTCTACTATTCCTTCATATTCATAATGTTTTTCATATCCTTGAATAATAGTAATGTTTTTAGGTTCATAATAAGACCATTCATCAAAGGTGTCACCATCAGGGTAATATTTTAACAAATCCGTTCTTGTTAATTTTTTAAAATCATCCTCATCATTGATGATAATTTTATCATAGGATAATATTTTTAATTCTGAAATATCACCATCCGATGCTGGGTAAGTAGAATAATATTTACCGTTGGATTGTGTATATATTTCATATAAATTTATGTTTTTCATATATTTTCTCCTATTTGGAGACAATATCATATCATATTTTTCAAAAAAGTAAATAATATATTTAAAAGGAGAAACATTAATGGCAATTCGTAATCCTACCTCATTAGTAGTAAAATTCAATGCCGATTTACAATACGATATTGGTGGTGGTAAAGTGAATTCAGTAGCATTATTATCAGATGAAACTACGTTACCATTCAATTCTTATATACATGGTAGTTTAGATATTTCAAATGCTACTGCTGAAATCACATTAGGTAAGGCTACTACCGTAGTATTAATTGCTGATGATATTGTATCTGTGAACAATGATAATATGACAAATGCTATTGAGACCAAGTTATTTTCATATAGTGGAGCATTAGATACTTTCTACGTTTCCACCACATCTACAACACCTGTCACTATTGAATATGTTTTAGGTACCAGCGATTAATCAACGGTTCCATTTTTTCATAAATATTTATTTTTAATATCTATGAAAAAATACCTATGATTAATTCACCATATAAAGATTCGCCTAACAGTTTAACGGATGATAGCAACCGTATAGACTTATCATTCAACAGAAATGGTACCACCGGTACCATTTCTTGGACTATTCCCCAGAATTTAGACAATCCTACGGCTCCGCCATTATATTATAATGGTATTTTATTACTATTAGATAATAAACCAATAACTATTAAACCTATTAATCATCAAAAATATCAAGATGATAATACCGTAGATATTAGTAAACATGTTGGTGACCGTATTGGTGATTCATTAGTCATAGGTAGTTTCTATAATGATAAAACTACTAATTCTATTACCATTACCGATTTATCTGATAATGTAGATTATTATATTGCTGGTTTTGGTATTGATAATGTTACCAATTATAGTGCCCCAATATTCTCATATCAGTTACCATTAAAATTAAACATTGATGCCAATAATACAGCAGGATATCATATTGTTAAATTAGGTGTTTTACCTGCAGATGTTATTGATATTGATACCAATTTATATGTTTATATCGATACTAAAGATTATACTTTACCCATTAACGCCACCACATATGCAGAATTAGTTGATATCATCAATACTAAAATAGCACAAGTGGATAATCCATATATTGGTAATGAACCTAAGAATAAAAATGGTTTATCTATATTAAACAATACCTTATATAAATTTGATGGTATTAATGATATATCCCAAGAATGCTCTTTTGGGAATATTCCACCTAATCAAATATCTGATGGTACTTATTGGATTACTGATGATACCTTATCACAGTGGAATAATGGTTCTTGGAACGAATTAGATGTTATTAAATATAACAAACCTACATTAGATTTAGTAGATGGTGATTATTGGTATGATGGTACTAATGCTTACCGATATGATGGATATATTTGGAAATCGGTTACCACCTATGAGGGAAAAGACCCTAGTTTAACCAAAACATTGAAAAATAATGCTATTTGGTATAACGGTACTAAATTTTCCAAATATTCTAAAGATAAATGTAATGTCATCTGGAAAGATATTGATTTCTTCTATAATGAAAATAATCCATTAACATTCCTAAATGGTTATTATTGGTTAAAAGATAATAAAATTTATCAATTAACTAATAAAAAATGGGTTTTGACAGATATTATTACTGGTACTAAGCCTGTTACTAGTGTCACCAAAAATTGGTATGATGGTAAAAATGTTTACCAATATAACACGTTAACAGCAGTATGGGACTTATTACCAATTTCTGTTATTACCTTTAAATATGATGTTACTATCGGTGATGAATGGTATTGGTATGATGGTAAAAAATTATATACGTATGATAAGTTAAACACCCAATGGGTCAGTATTTCATTCACGACTAATAGTGAAGACCCTACCCTATCAAAAGTCAAAAAAGGTGATGCTTGGTCTGACACCTCTTTGAAAATTTGGGATGGTGCCCAATGGCAAGCCATTGATTATATTGATAATTCTGCAGAACCAAAATTAGAAAGTGGGGTGTATTATCAAAATACCATAAATAAGCTGTATAAGCTGTATAATGGATTGTCATGGATTGACTTACAGGGATGTAACCTATCCTATGACCCAACTACTCTATTGCCTGGTCAATACTGGTTTAATACCTCAACAAATACATTATCTGTCTGGAATGGTATTAGCTGGCAATCCTTAATGTATTCTACATCATCACTAAAACCTAATCTAAATGATTTATGGTTTAACACCACTACAAAAAAATTATTAAAATTCAATAAATCTTGGGAAGAAATTCTACCTAAGGCTATCTGTACTTTAGAAAATGGTGATATTAAAATTTCTAGTACCTCGGTAGGTAGTACCTCTATCCTATATATGCTAGATACTTTTGAAAATAATTCTAATCTTTTCCACTATACCTCACCCAGAGGACAATATCAAGAACCTGTTAAAGGTACTGATAGTATTAAATCAGAACCATTATATAAACAAGTCGGTGTAGGTACAGATGGTTCATATGATGAAAGACGTAATACTATTGATAATATTATGAGATTATTAGGATATCCTTCAGTATCAGTAGAATTAGATAAATCCCAATTAGAGTTAGCTGTCGATTTAGGGTTAGCTATGTTCAGAAAATTATCTGGTAGTGCTTATGAACGTGCCCTATTCTTCTTAGATTTAAGAAATAATGTACAACAATATTACTTAACCGATGCTTCTATTGGTTATAATAAAATTGTCGATGTTCAAGCCGTCTATCGTAGAAATAGTTCTTACATGAGTTCAGCAAGTGGTAATGGTATCTATGCTCAACAATTATTACAATGGATGTATAATCCAACCATGGGGTTTGATTTAACATCATATCATATCGTTAGTGAATATACCGAATTAATGGATACTTTATTTGCTACCAGAATTGTTAGTAGATTCAATGAACGTTCCAGAAGATTAGATATCTATCAAAATATCGGCTTACCAGAAAGAGTTATTTTAGATGCCACCATCGAACGTACCGAAAATGAATTATTGGTCGATAGAATAGCAGGAACATGGATATTGAATTGGAGCCTTGGTGAAGCATGTCTAATGCTGGCTAATATTAGAGGAAAATATTCGAATGTTCCCGGTGCTGGTGGTTCCGTAAGTCTCAATAGTGGGGATTTAGTAGCAAGAGCTACCGATATATTTGAAAAGTGCCGTTATGATATTGATAATTTCATTGCTAATGAGCCTGAAAATATTGGTATCGAATCTACTATGTTGTGGGGATAATAATGGATTATTTCTATAGTCAACAATTTAAAAGAAACATTGTCCAATTCATGGAAATATTCCGTGGGGTAATTGTTAAAACTGGCAAAACCTCTGATGGAACAATAAAAGATATTATTGTTCCAATAAGATATGGAAGTATGGATAGAGTAGCAGAATCGATATCTGCAAATAACACTCAGAACCTACCTACACGGCTTCCAATCATGTCAGCATACCTTAGCACCATTTCGATGGCTTCTGACCGTTACAAGGGCATAGACACCGTAAAAACGATGCCTTATACTCCAAGAGGGGGATTATTCCCAGATGATACCAAAACTATCAATCAAGTTATGCCCATGCCGTTCAAATTATCACTAGATTTACATATCTATTCTAGTAATATGGAACAACAATTACAAATATTAGAACAAATCCTATTATTGTTTAATCCTTCTATACAAATTCAAACATCTAATGCTCTTTATGATGGTGGGAGAATTACTAATGTAGAATTAGTAGGTATTAATAATGATGAGAATTATCCTATCGGTACTGACCGTAGAATGGTTATGCATACCTTGAATTTTGATATGATTCTATATTTAACGGCCCCAGCAAAATTAAGAGATAATCTAATTAAACAAATCAATATTAGAATTTCTGAATTAGATGTTACCAATGCTGACATTGTTTCTACAGATTTAGATGATATTATATTATCTATCAATGACGTTATAGGATAATATTATGTCAAATTATAATAGATATATTCCAGAACCGGTTTTGCAAAATAGTGCCTTTCAATTATCTAATGATGATAAATCCAATAGGCTAATGAATGATTATGTCACCGAAGGTCTTACCATCGGTGGAACACCTATTAAAATATTTAAATTATTAGGTATTCATGAACAACAATCATTAACCGCCTTAGTAGGTAAACCAATTTCTAATGGTGAATATCCTGATTATCCTACCATTAATCTAAAATCGGATGATTGCTCAGAATGGAGGTCCATTAAACATTGTGGCACCAGAGCAACAGATACTTATATAGGGTATGACTTTGGTCCAATCCTTTATAATGATGGTGGTACCAAATATGCTATCGATACTCAGAAAAAATATCATGTAACATCTATATTCATCCAACAAGGTGAACTATCTAACAATAGAATCATTAAGGCTAGAGTAGAAAATTCCGAAGATGGTAAATCATGGAAAGGTGTTTCACTAGTTAACCTTCCTGATGATGGGGATGAACACTGGCTAGATATTAAACAATCTTATCCTGCTAGATACTGGAGAATTGTTCCTATTACCTATAATGGTACTGAAAATGATTTATGGATTGTTAAAAAATTTGCATTATCAGAATATTTAAAAACTAATATCACCAATATCCAAGATAATATTTTTATGGAGAATCGGGACCGTGCCTATTCTATGGACCCTATTGATATTAAAGCATTTTATAATCTTATTGATATTACTACCGATTTAACACAATATGGTATCCAATTATCTGACCAATATACCTTTAAATTCGGATTTAATTTAACTATCAATAAATTAAAACGTCCAATCGTTATTGGTGATATATTAGAAATCCCATGCGAAGCACAATATGATATTAATATGAATCCTGTTAGAAAATATCTTGAAATTACTGATGTTGGCTGGGATAGTGCCGGATTTACACCAGGATGGCAAGCCACCATATATTCAGTTATTGCTAAACCTATGATAGCATCACAAGAAACTATGGATATTGTCGGGGATTTAAATAATGATTTCTTTGAAAATGTTATTGATAATTATAATTCAACAGCATTAAAAGTATCTAATAATATTAAAGCAGATGCTAATACACAAGTTCCTGAATTTGGTGCCAATATTAATGATACTCTTAGTGTTCCTGATAATATTATTGAAAATGCGGCAAAATTTGGAGTCAATCTTAAAAAATTAAATCCTGACCAACAAGGGTATGGTTTAGAAGATGCTATGCCTCCTAATAATGCTCCTTATACCGAAGGTGATGAATATCCTAAATCACCAGCTAACGGTGATTACCATAGATTAACCTATAGTAAACTAGATGACCCTATCCCTCCTAGATTATATCAATATAGTTCTCTTAAAAATCGTTGG